ATTAAGCATTGCTTACGATTAGAAAAAATAATAAAAATTTAAATAATAAATAAGATGGCAGAATTTGTATTTACCTCTCCGGGTGTAAAATTTAAAGAACGTGATTTAACTTACGTAACACGTAACGTGGGCGTGACAACATTAGGTTTAGTTGGCGAAACCTTGAAGGGTCCCGCTTTTGACCCTTTTTATATACAGGACAAAACCCAATTCTTAACAAGATTTGGTGGTCAGAGTATTCAGAGATTTCCAGATAATGGTTCTCTCATATATCAATTACCTTATGTAGCAAATGCATATCTTGAAGAAACTAATCAACTTTGGGTTACTAGAGTATTAGGTCTTAGCGGATATGATGCAGGAACAGCATGGATGATAACACTAGATGCTGGTGTTGACCCTTCAACAACAGGTTCTACAGCAGGTTCACCATTCACAGCAACATATACTAATAACATCTATTTAGGTAAACCACTATATAATATAAATGATACTGGTTATACCTTTACTGGTTATACTAAAGTACCACCAAGTTCATTTGTTGGAACTGGATACTCATTCATTGTTACTTCAACTACAGGTACTAGTGGTACTGTTACTGTTACACCACATACTCATACTGGTAGTTCATATACTGAATATGAAAAGATGGTGCTTGCTGTAATTAGAAGCAGAGCAACTGTTCGTGATTATGTTAATGCAGTACCTGTAACAACATTTAAAGCAACAAATCTTTCAATAACAGATAATTTATCACTTGTTGCACCGGGCGACATGTTCCGCAGATTTAATTTAGTTGCAGCAGATACTGGAAGTACTGAAACCTATACGGTATCATTAAATCCAAATGATACAAGTTATTTACCAAATGTAATTGGTAGCACACCAAAAGATAAAAATACCAAAATCTGGGTACAATCAATATATCCAGACCTTATCAAAAAATTAGATGCTGAAGGTATTGGTTATGGTATTAATACAGTACTTATTTCAGCTACTTCTAGCAACTATACAGATTGGAACGTTAAATTCCAAACACCCGAAACTCCTTGGGTAGTTTCTCAATTAATGGGTAGTCAAGTAAGTAGACTATTTAAATTTATTAGTATTAGTGATGGTGATGCTGCAAACCAAGAAATTAAAATTAGCATTGCAAACATTAATCCAATCACTAATGAATTTGATGTATATATTCGTGATTTTTATGATACCGATGCAAGTCCAAATGTGCTTGAAAGTTACACAAGATGTACTTTAATAAAGGGATTAAATAGCTATATTGCACAAAAAATTGGTACTTCAGATGGTGAATATCCATTATTAAGTAATTATGTTATGATTGAACTTGATAGTTCAATTCCAGATAATACATTCCCTGCAGGTTTTGAAGGTTATATGTTTAACGATTATGCTATGTCAGCAACTAGTGACCCATCAACAACAGGTGTTGCACCAAAAATCTTCTATAAAACATCATATTCTGATGCGGAATTGGGTAAATTACAAAAATATTATCTAGGTATTTCAGAACATGGTTATGATACTTCAAATTCAACTGGTACTGGTATTAATCAAAACTTCTTTAACTATAATGGTGATACTTCTTCAGCACACGTAAAATCTAAAGGATTTCATATGGATTGTGGTGCTACAGATACATATTATGATGGTACTACATATATTGGACAATTTGAGGTAGGTAATGCACAGTTCCAAACATATAATGATATTGAAGATGAAACTAACCCATATTTTGACATTAAATCAAGAAAATTCACATTAGTACCTGCTGGTGGCTTTGATGGTTGGAATGTTCATAGAACTAAACGTTCTAATGGTGATGGTTATCAGCAAGCGGGTATTTACAGCGGATTACCGGGTCAACCAACCATTTATCCACATAACGATTTCCAAGCATGGCAAACAGCAATTGATACTTTTTCAAATCCTGAAAGCGTAACAATTAATCTTTTTGCAACACCGGGTATTGATTGGATGAACAATTCGGTATTAGTTCGAGATACTATTAATATGATTGAAGAACAAAGAGCTGATAGTTTATATGTTATTGATTCTCCAGATGTTCCAATAGATATTAGTGTTGGTGATGGTGGTAAAGCAGATGTTATGGCATCACAACAAGTTGCAGATGCATTAACTGATACGGGTATTGATAGTAGTTATTCATGTACTTATTTCCCTTGGATTCAGATAAAAGATACACAGAATAATGTTAATGTTTATATTCCGCCTACTGGTGAAGTTGTAAGGGCAATGGCTTATACTGATAACAGTACATTCCCTTGGTTTGTACCTGCTGGTTTAAATCGTGGTGTAACAAACGCAAGAAAATCTAAATATAAATTAAGTATTGAGGCACGTGATATACTATATCGAGCAAAAATTAACCCAATGGCAGATTTTGCTGAGGCAGGTACTGCAATTTTCGGTCAGAAAACATTACAGGTTAAAGAAAGTGCTCTTGATAGAATTAATGTTCGTAGATTATTACTTCAAATTAAAGTTCTTATTGCTAATATTGCTATTAGACTTGTATTTGAACAAAACGACCAAGCAACAATTGACCAATTCTTATCAAAAGCAAACCCAATTCTTGAATCAATTAAGAGAGAAAGAGGTTTAACTGACTTCAGAGTTAAAATGGATGATATTAATAATACTCCAGAAACTCGTGATAGAAATGAATTGTATGGTGAAATATCCTTGAAACCAACACGTGCTGTTGAATACATCGGTATTAAATTTACAATTACACCTTCAGGTGCATCATTTGCTGATGTTGGTGCGTAATAAAACAGATTAATATCAAAAGACCCATCGCTGTGGGTCTTTTTTCACTTTTAAGTATTTAAAATAAAATAATTACATTTTTAAACTAAAAATCATGGCGAAAAAAAATAAAAAAGAATATAAAGAACAGGTTTCAGTACAAGTAAATGAAGTTGTTGAAAGTGAACTAATACAAATTGAATTGGATGAAATTTCTGAAGAAAAATTAATGATGAATGAAGATATTTCACAGGAAGATGAAACTCCAGCAATTGAACCAATGCCAGAAATAATTGAAGAAATACAAGAAGAACCATGTACTTGTATTGATGATTGTCCTTGTAATGAAGAAATAAAACCAATTGAAAAAATAGTAGAAGCACCTAGAAAATTGAGTGTTGAAGAATATAGACATTACCAAAGAACAGGTAGACTTCCAAAATAATAATTTGTTTTCAAATATGTGAGTATTTATTAGAAAACACAAAAATAAGTATATGAAATTAACAATTAAATAACATGGCAGGTGAAATGATAAGAACAATACCCTTTAACTACGAACCAAAAAGGGTAAATAGATTCTTCGCAGAATTTGTTGATATTGGGGTTGAAGTTTGGCAGATTCAGAAATTTAAAAGACCCTCAATGAAAATCAATAGTGTTCCAATTCAATATATGAACGAACAAAACTATGTTGCAGGTAGATATACTTGGGATACAATGACCATTGACTTTCTTGACCCAATCGGTCCTTCAACATCACAAATTCTTATGGAATGGGTTCGTTTACACGCTGAATCACTTACTGGTCGTATGGGTTATGCAGCAGGCTATAAGAAAAATATAATTCTAAAAGCATTAGACCCAACAGGTGTTGAAGTTGAAAAATGGACACTTGAGCAATGTCAAATCGTTAGTATTGATTTCGGTGATAATGATTACGGTAATGACGAATTACAAAAAATCACGCTTGAAGTACAACCTTGGAGATGCATACTTAACTTATAATCTCAATATAATGATATTAAAAAGCCACCTTTAGGGTGGTTTTTTATTTTATGTAGCATTGAGTTCTGCAATTCTATCAGTAATTATTTGTTGTATATAGAATTGTCTATTTTTGGTTTCAATAATTTCATATGAATCATTATTATGTGAAAACCAAACGATATATGACTTTCCAAGTTTAAGTCCTGTAACTTTTTCAATGATTTGCTTATACATTTCAAGTTGTAGTGAATATATTTCTAAATCGCAATCTTCAATTAAAAATAGTTTACCTTGTAAATGTTTGGCTTTGTTTTCTTTAGTAAATTTTTTATTTGTTTTCCAATCCCATATTTGAAATTCTTGTGCTTTAATATTGTAAAATAAGATGTCTAGCATACCACCGATTAACGATTCCTTATCATATACAACAAATTCGGTTCGAATTGGTATTAATTTATCATGAACATCGTTATAAAACTTATTCACGTGTTTTTTTGTTATTTGATATTCATCCCAAACAGGGTCAAAACCAAATTCATTTAATATTAATTCTTTGGGGTATTTAAAGACTTTATTTTGAAATAGATTTTCTGCATAATCATGAATAGCCGAACCTTTAATCGTACCCTTTTTATTTATAAAGTTCCATGCTCTTTTAATTAAAAATGGATTTAGATTAAATTCATTTCCTTTATAGTCTGACCAATATGCTTCGTCAAACTCTTCTTGATATTTATGAATTAATGTAGTAACCGAAATAAGTTC